GATGTGTTTAATTTTGTAACCACACTATCAACATCTCTAACAAATGATTGTTGTACCTGTTGACTGTATTCTCTAGTTGGTTGTGTTAATGATTGTACAATTCTAGCCATTATCTTCTTCCATCCGGTTGTATATCTAATCTAAATGTACCTAATTTCCAGTGCTGAGTTAATCCAGTATTATCTACTTTTAAAGATATAGCTCTTGCTCTAGCACGTGTGTCTATTTTAGTAGTTGTTGTTGAAGATGTAAAAGGTCCTAAAGATGAACTTGCTTGTGCATCTGTTGGATAATTTTTTAAATTTAATGTAACTCTTGCATTTCCTGTTTGTGTTAAAAAGTCAGGTATTACTCTTCTAATCTTCATCATAAATTCACCATCACCAGCTAAACCTTTTTGATCTAAATCAAAATCTCCTGATTCAATACTGGCTTGAATAGCAGTAGATGCTCCTGCTTTAATTTGATTTTGCCCTGTTTCATGTTCAAAGTAAGTTGTAACACCATCTGTATTTCCAACTGTTGCATCACTTGTGGCACTTGAATCATATTCAGTTCCATGTGGTTTACCAAATATAGATGAATCTGCCCAAGTACTTCTTGCAAGTGAACTTACAGTCCATATAGGCCGCTCGCTACTCGAATCCATATAATTGTATGTAACGGATCTAGAATTAGCTGTAGCTCCACTACCTGGATAGAACCAAGTAACTTCACCAAATAAATTATTTAAACCTGCAAAAATGTGTTGTCTAGGTACATCTGCTAGACCATCATAAACATAGTCTTCTACTAAACATGGTAAAGATTGTAATTGTCCAGTATATCTAAAGAAACCATTTTCTGACATCCAGTATGCAGAACCATCCACCTCAACTGCAGCATTCTGTCCAATTAATCCACAGTTAGTTCCAACTTGTTGAAATGAGAAAGTAAAAGGTGGACCCACAAATTTCATAACAAATAAAGCTGTATCAGTCCAAATGTAAATTGCATCTCTACCTCTTATTGCTCCAACAATTCTTGTACCATCTGCAAGTCTTTGAGTTCCAGCAGTGTTAGTTGAAGTTGGAGTCCAAGTCGTTAATGATTCTTGTGAAGACCATCTAATATACATGTCATCTTGAGTAGAAGTTGTTCCAATTGTAGTTTCTGTTCCAAAACAAACTAAGTGACGATCCGGTGTAGAAACTAAAGTAAATTGTGTAGCTGTAGGACAACCACTTATAACTGTGGCTCTAGTTGAAGTTGCACCGGTTGCATTTGAGTTCCATTCAAAAGTAGAACCATCTGCAATAGTTGCAATTAATTTATTTCCAAAATTATCTAATGACCAAATACCAGGAGCTGTTATAATATCACCTGTCTGTGATGCACCCCATTTAGTATAGTCTGATGCATTAGTCACAGTTGCTGCATCTGAGTGAGATGCTGCTGTAGTGTTGTCTGATCCTCTAGTTAAACCTGATAAAGTTCCTGTACCTGTAGTGTTTGTTGTATAAGCAATTCTTTCATCGTCTATTACGACAGTTCCTGAAGCAGGAAATCCATTTGAATCATCTAATACTATACTTGTTGAACCTGAAGTTAAAGCTCCGTCTAGTGTTGAAGTTACTTCTCCAGCAACAGTACCGCCCCATGCTCCTAGGCCCCAACCAGCTGCTGATTCTTCAACAGCAGGACCTATTGAATAATAATGTTGAACTCTTATTCCACCAGATGTGGATGCTCCTGATCCTGATTCATTAGATCCCATTTCAATTGTAAGCGTTGTTGAAGTTGGAACGGATGCAACCATAAATACTTTATCATCAAAATCACCAGAACTAAAATTAGAATTGGTAATAGCGGTAAAATTATCCAAAAGAATGATATCGTACTTAGAAATATTGTGAGCAGATGCAAACGTAATCGTAACTGTGGCATCGCTTTGCGTTGTTGTAAATGCATTTGTTAATGTTGTTGTAGCCTTAATAGGAGTAATATCATAAAATGCACCTCCTGAATAGACATATAAAATTCTGTTTGTACCTAATGCTGAATATTTAATACCATCTGAATTTACAAATTGGTGCATAGCAGTTGTTCTTCCAGTTAAAGTAATGTCTCCTAACTGAGCCCAACCACCTATTTTTTCAGGGGAACCATATCTAAAACGAACATAGTCACCATCAACCCATTGGCCCTCGCCACCCGTTGCGGTAACTTGTTTATTGATTCCTGGAGCTATACTTATTTTTTGTAACATAAAAAACCATTATATTATTATCTCCTACTTCAAGCAAGACTTTAGTGCATCAAATTTCTTAGCTATTATTGTTTCTTTTAAACCAATTAGGTAAGCCTAGATGAGGTCTTTTATCAAACATGTTTTCTTTTGATCCAGGTGTCTTACGATTGTTATAATGTAGAAATACTTGAATACATTCTTTACCTTTAAATTTATTTCTCCAATGTTCTAATTCACAACCAGAATAAACCAGCATATCTCCTGGTTTTAAATCGACTCGAATTCCTTTAGTGTTCTCTGATACATATCCAACCTCTTTTTTAACCTCTCCTTTTGAAGAGTCGGGCTCTAAATATATGGGCCAATCATCGCCACCTAGATTCATAGTAGTCGATATCTCACAACTAAATCTATCTTTGTGTCTTTTTAAAATATCCCCTTTTTTATAGATTCTTGCATATGTATATGCCGGATATAATTTTAACCCTGTTGCCTTTTCCATTTGGGACTGAAGTTTAAGCAATAAAGTTTCCATCACAATATCAGCGTAAGAAGAATAGGTATTAGGTATTTGTTGATCTTTATCTTCATAATATCCAAGCAGATCTTCAAAAGGTGAAACATATCTTGCTTGTAGACAGGTGTCATAAACTTGTTTCTTCATTAAAAAATAATTTGCAACAAAAACTGCTAAATCTTTTGATATAGCTTGACGAATAATTGTATATTTTTTCTTTTTAAAAGACATTTCCACTTATTACTAATCTATTAGTTGTTGGGTTTGGTAAAACTTCATGAGGTATAAAACCTGGAAATATTAACAATTTTCCCACCACAAAATCTATAATACATGATTGATTTGTATCTATTAAAGGATACCCAATATCATAAAATTTTACAGGTGAGGATTTTTCATTACCCTCAATAAACCATACAAAAGATTTATCATATACACTATGAGTATGTACATTATGATAATGACCTTTTTGATATTTTTGTACCCAACAATTACGTATATTAAGATTATATTTTTTTAAAATGTTGTTTAGTTTTTTTATTAAAAATTTTTTTAAATCATTATTATCGTTATAGTAAGATGTTAAAACCATATTAGGTAAATTTTTATCTTTTTTTAAATTTATTTTTTTTATTTCTTTTAGAGTTTGTTTATCCACAGCAATAAATTCTTCAACTATAGAATAAACAAAAGAATGTTTAGACATCTTTTTAAAGGACATTTTTAAAATTTATATTCAAATTAATTCTTGTATTTTCATCATTTTGATTAACACTTCTATGTTCTAAATCTCCAGAAAAAATTGCCATAGTATTTTCTTTTGATTTTATTTTTTTTCCATTTTTAAATTCTGTATAACCATTATTAGTATTTAAAGAAAATAAATAAACAGTGTGAGGTATTTTGTCATCTCGGTGATATTGTGTTTTTATTTGTTTTTCTTGTTTAGTATAAAAATTTAATTTAGCTCGGTGGAGATATTTAAAATCTATTTTTCCTAAAATAGGTAATAATAAAGAATTAAAATACTGATCGCTTTGAACTTTGCCATCAGCATATAAAAGATGATAGAAAAAAAAATTAGAAAAGTCGCTTGTTCCTGCTGTGTATGAACAATAAAATAAAGGTATTGACTCAATTTCTTTTTTAATAGTATTAAATGTTTCTTGATCTAAAAAATTTTCTTTTATTTCAAACATCTTTCGCCATTCCCTTTAATACTGCTGTTAGAGTAAAATGAATAAATCTAAATGGGGCTTTACCGTAGTCGACAGCAAATTCGTGCTGTATATAGCCAGGAAATAACATAAGCAAACCAGGTGTCGGTTTAAAAGTAACTTGATCGTGTCCCGACCACACACCTTTAATACCTGGTTTCATATCTAATTTAGTAGTTCTCGCACCCGTGCGTGGGTCGTGAAAAATAGGGTAAGATGTTTTATCACTAGCTTTTAAAAAATAAAAACCATTAACATGTGTGTTCCAATGGATGTGTGCTGAATGATGTCCTCCACCTTTCTTAGCAAATTCTTGTACCCACATTTGTTCAAAAAAAGTTGTATACATACTCATATTATAACCTTGATGATCTAAAAATTCCCAGCACTTTTGACCCACATAGTTTCTAAAATCCATAAACTTAGTATCAGTCATTAATTGCGTGGAGTG